GATATAGCCAAAGTTCAATAAAATTAGGTCTTTATTATAATGATGAATTGGTATCTCTGATGACCTTTGGTTATAGACATACTAATAGTAAAAAAGAATTTGAATTGATTCGTTTCTGTAATATATTAAAAACTAATGTAGTAGGAGCTTCAAGTAAGTTATTTAAATACTTTTTAAATAACTATCAATATGAAACAATATTAAGTTATAGTGATTTTAGATTATTTGACGGCAAAATGTATAAAACTCTTGGTTTTGAAAAAATACATTTAAGTAAGCCTGATTATTTTTGGTGTAAAAATTTAGAAAGAAAACACAGATTTACATTCAATAAACAAAAGTTGATTAAAGATGGCTATGACCCAAATAAAACCGAAGATGTGATTATGTACGAAAGAGGATATAGTAAATTGTGGAGCTGTGGACAAGTAAGATGGGAATATAAAAAATATATTTAATATATACTATATGAACAAGTTTGACAAAAAGTTTAATTATGATGATGTATTTCTTAGAAGTCTTACATTAGGTGCTATATCAGAATTTTCGAGGAAAGTTCGTTGGATTAATCGTTGGATAGACGATAAAGGAAACACTGTTGAAAAATTAATTACAGTTCCTGTTTATTATTCATTAATTGGTGATGATAGATTTTTATTAGATGCTTTTGTTGATGAAATAACAAACACTAAAAGACCTGAATTAAACATTGACCCTAAACCAAGAGCACACATCCAATTGGAAACCGCAACCATAAAAAGAGAAGAATATGCAAATCCAAATGTTGATATTGAATACTTTAAAGAAGAAAATGGAGTTTTAAAAAAACTTATTGGTAAAAATAGATTTTTGCCAATAAAAGCCACATTTCGTATAGAAATTATTTTAGGAAAAGAAATTGAATTAATGAAATGTAGAGAAGCTCTATGGGAATTCTTTTTTGCATACAAATTTTTCTATATTACACACAATGGTTATAGAATTGATTGTATATTAGATATACCCGATGATAAAGAATCTACAATGACAAGAGAAATAGATGGTATAAAAAATGCTAAAGATGTTGATAAATATATAAAATTTAATTTTGATATACATAGTTATTTTCCAATTGAACCAATAGAAACACCACCAATCGTAGCTACAAACTGCAATAGAGTTATTTTTAAAGGAAATGTTAGAACATTATCATCTATTTCAAATAAAAAATCTTTTATTGGTGGAAATATTAATAAAAAATAAAGGAAAAATGAAAAAACATACATATAAAATAATATATATAGTAAAAATAAACTTATCAAAAAATGAATAAAATTGATAACTCAGACATTATCCTAGAATTACATAATTTTAAAAAAGGACTGTCTTTAGACCAAAATGATATTGAAAGACAAATTACATTCCACATGGGATTATTAAATGCTGACGATTTAGGAAAACAACAATCTCAAAAAAGAGTAGTAGAAAATCTAAATTTTAAATTACAACCTTTTACTTATGACAATTCTGTTAAAAGTTTATTAGAAGGTTTGAATAGCTTCATCAAAAATGATGAATTATTCTATGAATTAGAAGACCTTTATAGATTGTTAGAAAACGATAATCAAGGTATGCTTTACAGAAATGTTATGAAAATTGTTTTAGATATTATAAATGAAACAAATGTTAGAAACCAAGAAATTAAAATTTTGAATGAATTATCTATTCATGATTGGATTCCTGCTGTTAAAAACTTTATGTTTAAAAGAACAACTGACCCAAGAGAAAGACAAAACATCACATCAAAAGGAGGTAAATCAGATGTTGTTTATTCTATCGTTGAAAAAATCAACACAGAAAACAAAAATGGCTATTTAACTTACATTGGTGATAAATGGTTTTTTATCTCTGAATCAAATATTGATTTTGCAACACCTTCTGATTATATCACAGATAGACAAGAATTATATTCTATTAATCTTTTACAAAAAGCATTGGAAATTGGTACAATCGCTGATAAAAAAATCAATTTCACTATTGACGAAGACTTATCTCTTTCTATTTCAGTTGAAAATGGAGATATTTTTATCAATAACGAAAAAGCAGACAAATCAGCTACATTAGAATCTGTATTTGATTCAGCTTTAATTCCTTTTATGAGAAAAGATTTATATCCAATCGTTTTAGAAACTATTAAAAAATTAGACAATTTTGTTGAATTAGACATCGTTCAAAAAATAACTAACATCACTGTTCCTTATTTAGAAAATTATGTATTCAATTACAAAAATTCTATGTTCTCTTATACAAAAGATACAAGATATGGTAGCAACTTATACCAATATGATTCAGCTACTGTATTATGTAATGAAGTTAATTCTAAATTAGGTTATGACCTTTCTGATTTCTTAAAAAATAAATTTACAAAAGAAGTTGCTGATAGAAAAGACCTTGAAAGTAAAGAAAAATTTATTTCTAATAAATTATCAGAAGTATCAGAATGTATTTCTTCATTAGAAATTTCTGGATTATTAGAATCAAGCGATGAATTAAAATCTGCTCTCGTTGCTCTAATATCCGAAAAATCAAATTTTGAAAAACAACTATTTAATGTTAAATCATTATTAGCTAATAATAAATAATTTATTATAATACACACAAATAAAAAACCTCTATAAATTTTATAGAGGTTTTTTATTTGTTTAAACTCTTAATAATTATTACTACAAATTATAAATACCTTCACCATCATTTGACGATTGAATAGAAACTGTTTTTATTTTTCTATCAGGGTCCCCCTTAAATTTATATAATTCGTTAAACCCCTTGGCTGTACCTCTTTTTATAACTTCTGAAAAATAAGAAAACGCATTAGTAGATTTAACTTCATCAAAATTTCTCCAATTAGAAAAAACTACATATAAAGCTGTTTGAAGGCAATCATCTCTATCTATTGGATTATAATATCTAAATTTTTTAATAATTTTATTAGCTAATAAAATTAACATTTTTTCAGCGGTTGGTGTTAAATAATCAATTTCTTTTGATAGGATAATCTCTGTCATTAAATCTGCGTTATTTAAATAATTTTTTGAACTCATTTCATATTTTTATTTTTTATTAGTAATCATATATTATTACCATCATAACTCTTAAATAGTATATATCTTATTTGTTTTAAATATTTTCATATTTTTTTATAAATATATAAAGAAAATGTTTTTATATGGGATATCATGCTAAACCTAACAAACCTGATAAATATTTATCGGGATATTACAAATTAATAAATGAAAGTAAATATGTAGCAGACCCAAAACAAATAGTTTATAGAAGTTCATTAGAATTAAAATTTTGTAATTTTTTAGATAAAAATTCAAATGTTATTAAATGGGGAAGTGAAATAATAGGTATTCCTTATACAGGTTCTGATAATAAACAACATACATATTATTTAGATTTTTATGTAGAAATGAAAAACCCAAGTAATCCTGCGGGATATGATAGACTTTTAGTAGAAGTTAAACCTTCTGTTGAAGTAGATAGAGTTATAAAAAACGAACCTCCAAAAAAACCATTAAAAATAACACCACAATCTTTAAAAAATTGGGAATATGCAATTTTAGAATTCTACAAAAATAGACTCAAATGGCAGGCAGCTCAGTCATATTCAAGGACAAAAAGTATGTCATTTATAATTGTTACAGAAAAAACAATAAACAATTTTATAAAATAAAAATGACATATTTAGAAAAAATATTAATATTGAGAAAAAAAGTTCTTAATTATTCAACAGAATCTACAAAATGGTTATTATCAAAAATTAAGAAAGGTGATAACAAATTTGTTCAAATAACACCAACCGATTTTAAAGTTGGTGGATTTTATTTTATGTATTATGATATACAAGGGATTAACAAATCAAGCAAATTGGAGCAATATGTTCCATTTTTAATAGTAGATTATAATCCAAATATTGATAAAAAAGTATTATGGATTATGAATTTTAATTTTATTCCATTAAATATAAAAGAAGCTTTTTTTGTAAATTTTTTTAAGAAATTTACAAAAACATTAGAAGATAATGAAAAATCAAAAACCGTAAATGAAGAAAATACATTACCTACTATAAATTATGAAAATATGTGGAATCAAACTATTAGTTATGGTATTGATTATAGCATAAGAGAAATTCGTTTAGAATTAATAAATGGTCTTTATAGAATATCAACTGATAATATACATCTATTAACAACAACAAATACTCAAATTTTAACAGGTGTTGATGAAAAAAAATTAACAGAGATTTGGATTACTAAATTAAAAAATGAAAGCCTTGGAGAAAGATTAGACGAGAAAAAAATAAGAGGTGATTATGCTAAAATAGTAAATGAATTACAAAAAACTTTTAAATTTTTAGACCAAAAATTAAAAGATTTATAATTTTAATAAAAACAATTAAATATTTAGAATCATTTCCATAAATAGGAGATGTTTATTTGATATATAAGAAAAATATAGTTTTAATATAAATGTCATCTTATAGAGAAAATAGTTTAAGCAATACAAATAATCAAAACAAAGGATTTTTTTCAAAAGTGTTGAGGAATTTATCAAATACAAATTTTGGTATGGATACCAATGATATGATAATAAGAAATACCAACGCAGTTGGTATAAATCAAACACCAACCCCAACAGGACATGTTGATAATATGTATGATATTATGTCAAGAAATGCTGTTGCTAAAATTCTACAAACAAAATCAATATCATATCTTGACAGAGGATATATGGAAAAACAAAGAATATTAAGAGAATATTCAAGAAAGACTGAAATATCAGAAGCTATAACTATTGTTGCAGATGAAGCTATTGTTTTTTCTGAGGATGAACCTTTTTGTAAACCATTAGACTTACCACAAGAATTTAGCGAAGAAATAAAGAAAAAATATGATGAAAATTATAAAATTATATATAATTTATTTGGGTTTAATAATGGCATTGCTTCATATAGATACTTCAAAGATTTTTTAATAGATGGTTATTTAGCATTTGAGATTATATATGATGATAAAAATAAAAATATTATTTCATTTTCTAAATTAGAACCATCATCTCTTTTACCTAGTGTAGAACCTACAACAGGCGATGCTATATGGGTTCAATATCCCGAATCACCTGAATTTAGAAGAATTTTATTAGATAGCCAAGTTATTTATATGAGTTATAGTAGCGGTGCTGATTATTCAGAAACATCATATGTTGAAAATTTAATTAGACCATTTAATCAATTAAAACTATTAGAACAAACAAGAATTATGTTCAATGTTATCAATGCGATGGTAAATAGAATGTTTACCATACCTGTAAATGGTATGAGTAGAGATATGGCAGAAGAACAATTAGCTAAAATAATAATGGATTTTAAAGATGAAGTTAGTTTTAACGAAGAATTTGGCGTTGTCACTGTTAATGGTTCTCCACATCTTCAATATAACAAAGATATTTGGATTACACAAGGCGATAGCGGTGCACCATCAGTTACAAACATACAACCATTGGGTCATAATCTAAATGAGAATGATATGTTAACATGGTTCTTCAACGCATTTAAAAGGTCTACTAAAATTCCATTTTCAAGATTTGATAAAACAAATGGTGGTGGAAATGTATTTGGTGGAACGGAAGAAATGCCAAAAGACGAATTATATTTTTTTAATTTTATATCAAGACTTAGAACAATATTTAAAGAGATTTTAATTAAACCATGGAAAAACAAAATGATATTAGATTTTCCTGAATTAGAAAAAGATGATAATTTTTTAAATAAAATTAATGTACATTTTAATGGAGACAATTTATATCATCAATGGAAAAAGGCAAATAATCTAAAAAAACAAATAGAACTTGTTAGTGGATTAAGTGCCATTATGGAAACACCCGAATCACCATATTTTTCTATTGAATTCCTTGTTAGAAAATATTTAGATTATAGCGATGAGGAATTAAAAGAAAATGCTCAATTGAAAAAACTAAAAGGTAGTAGTGGTTCAGCAGAAGCGGGAGAAGGCGGTGGAGATTTCAGTGGCGGAGGCGGTGATTTTGGCGGAGGCGGTGATTTCGGAGGCGGTGGAGCACCACCAATGGAAACAGGTGGAGAAGCAGGAGCACCACCAATGGAAACACCACCAACAGAAGCACCTGAAGCACCTGAACCAAGTAAAGCAGAAGAAAAATTTGATTTTTAACAAAAAATAAGAACTCATTAAAAAGAGTTCTTATTTTTTTTAAGTAGAAAAAACAGAGTTTAATCATTTTATATATATATCAAAATAATAAAAAAATAAGATATGAAACCTGTACTTATAATAGAAAATCAGAGGAACAGTTTGAAGGTCAATGAGAATGCTACAACGAAACAAGATTATCGTTTAAGCGGACCTTTTACAGATTTTGATGTAGTGAATAGGAATAATAGAATTTACACAGCCACGGAATTTGTTCCACATTTAGAAAGAATGATGGAAAAGAAAAAATGGGGTGTTATTTACGGTGAAATGGACCACCCTGAAAATTTTGACATTTCTCTTAAAGCTATCTCACACACAATTGAAAATGCTTTTTACAATGAATCTTTAAATAGAGTAGAAGGTGAGATTAGATTATTGAACACCCATCACGGCAAAGATGCAAAAGCATTAGTTGATGATGGACTACCATTATTTGTATCATCTCGTGCGGCAGGTGTTACGGAATCTAACGGTAAAGTTAAATTAAATCAATTATTTACTTATGATTTAGTTGCTGACCCTGGGTTTTCAAGTGCAAGAATGCAAGTTAAAAATATTAACGAAAGTTTAGGATTTAGAAATGACGGAAACTTCATGATTATCGAATCTACTAAACACGATTTAAGCAACTTAGCCGCAAAATTCGACCAATCATCACACATCAATATTTTTGATTTGTCAGATGACTCAAAAACTAATGATTTATTTAATATGAACAAGAATGACATGGTAACCAAAAAACAATTATCTGAATGGTCTCAACACCTTATTGCTCAGATAAAAGAAAATGATTCAAAAATCATTTCAAAAATCACAGAATCAAAAGGTTCTAAAAAATACGATAAAGAACTAGAAACTTTATTAGAATATAAAGAAAATATGATTTCACAATTTGAGATTGTTCAAAAAAACATAGATTCTCAATTCAAAAAATATGAAAAATATTTTGACTATTTGGCTGAAAAAGTTGAATTCTCTATCAAATCAACAGAAGTTTTGGAAACAAAAACTGAAAAATTAGTAGAGTTTTCTAATTACATAGTAGAAGAATTAGACAAAACTATTGACTTCTCTAACTACTTATCAGAAAATTTAAACAACTCTATTGAATATTCAAATTATTTATATGAAGGTTTAGATAAAGCTATTGATTATACTAATTATTTAGCAGAAAGCTTAGATAAAACTATTGACTATTCTCAATACATCGCTGAAAATTTAACAAATACTATCAAATATAGTAATTATTTAGCAGAAGGTATAGATAAAAATATTGATTACACTCAATACATTGCTGAAAATTTAGATAACAATATTGGATACACTCAATACATCGCTGAAAATTTAGATAGTAATATTGGATACACTCAATACATCGCTGAAAATTTAGATACCAATATTGGTTATGCTAATTATATCGGTGAAAATTTAGATGCTAATATCGGTTTCTCACAATATATCGCTGAAAATTTAGAAGCTACTATTGAATATGCAGATTATATCTCTGAATGTGTAGACACTTCTATGGACTATTCTAATAGCATAGCAGAATCTATTAACTCAGTTAATAAAAATGGTTCATTAATAACCGAAAAAATTAAAATTTCAACTGCTGATGAATATCTTACAATCATAAAATATAATAAAAAAGATAAAGAAGAAGAAGAAAAAGAAGCTAAACAAGAAGCTAAAAATTCTAAAAAAATAAAAGAATTAAAATTTAAAAAATTCGCAAAAAATAACGAAGAGGAAGAAGAAGAAAATATAAATACAAAAAAGAAAAACAAAGAAGTTTCTTCAGATGAAGAAGAATCTGAAACTGAAAAATTCATTAAAGAAAATTCTAAAGTTTCTCTTACTGACAAAATTTCACAATTAATCGAAGAAGCTAAAAAAAGAGAAGCTTCTAAGGTAGTTAGACCAAACTTTTACGAGTTTATAACAGCCGATGATATTAAATCTTTCGAATCATTGAAAAATGACGAACAAGAAAGTGTTAAAATCGCAATGAATGAATCAACAGGATATTATTCAAGACACGATGTTTTATCTATTATGAAACAAGTTCTTGATAAAGGGAAACCTTCAGCAGAGGAAACTTTAATTGTAAACATGCCAACCGAAATAAAATCTCTATGGGAAAAGGTGGATATGAAAACTAAAAAATCAATTTTAGCTCAAGCAAAATTCTATGATACAAGCTCTGCTATATTAGCCGAACATTTTTGGAACACAAGAAAATTAGGTTCTTCAATTAACGAAAGTAAAGTTTTGGTAAATTCAGCAAATCCGTTTGAAAATATCAATAAACTATCTGACGAACAAGTAGAATTCTTTTCTAATAAATTCAAAAATTTGTAAGATATATCAAAAAATATATCTAAAAGATTAAAACTAATATTTATATCATAAAGTGGAAAAAACACACTTTTTGATATAAATATATAAAAAAAATAAAACAATTAATATGTCACAAAATGTAAACATTAATTTACAAAAAAACGCAATTAAATGGGATGGTATCCTTGAAAAATTGGGCGTTACAGATGCAGGCAAAAAAGCATGGATTGCTGAATATGCTGAATATCATCAAATTACTGAAAATGTTGGCTATGCTAACTTAGGTAATATCCAAGGTATGGGTGCAGTTATTTCACCATCAGTTTCTTCAATCCCTGGTCAAACAGGTTATGGAACAGGTGTTGCGGGTGATTCATTCGGAAACGGTGGAAAAATAGGTTCAGGAGATTTAGGTCAAAATTTATTACCAATCGCAATGAAAGTTGCAGCTCACACAATTGGTTTGGATTTAGTAGCTGTTAAACCAACACCAGGTCCAGTTATCGACTTAGTATATGTTGATTATAGATATGATGATGGTAAATCATCTAAAAACTACAACCCTGTTGTATTTAAAATCAGTGGTGCTAATACAATTGGTCAATCTCTTTTAATTGATTTAACTTCAACTTTAAGAGGTTTGATGACTACTTATGGAGTAAAAGAAATTCAAGGTGGTTTAACAAACAGAATGTTCTTCAACTTAGCGGCAAACACTAGTGGTACTGCAACAGGTTATACTATCAACAATGCTTCAACTACAAGACCACAAGGAACTGTAGGTTCAGGTGCAGGTATCTTAGTTGAACCAACCATTAAAACAGGTGCTGTTGAATTTTTAGGTTTTTCTCGTGTAGACAAATCTCCTATGTTCAAAGCATATAGAACTACCAACACTACAAACCAAGGAGCTTGGGTTTTTGCAACAGCAGATAACACTTTTGGTGAAATGGAAAATGTAAAAGATGCTTTTGAATTGGACAATGGTTCAAGTCTTGCTATCAATACTGCAACAAGTACAATTGGTTTTGGTGTTTCAGGTTCAGCAGGAACAGTTAATGTTGATTTGATTTCTGCTTTGGAAGACCATATCTTCGGATTTGTTACTTCTAATGGTTTAAATGCTATGCCAAGAGAACAAGATGAACAATATTACGCAGGTATTATTGCACCAAACATCACTACTAAAAGAGTTCAAGTTGGTACAATTGAAGTAAGTTCTGCTCTTAAATTAACTGAAATTGAAGATATCAAAGCTCAAACAGGTATTGACATCGTTTCTAAATTAGAATCAGTTTTGGTAAATGAATTATCTCAAACTATTTCAAAAGAAATTGTTAACAAATTGTTTGCAATGGGTGATTTGAACAGAACAACTGCTCCAAATTATGCACCTGCTACTCCAAATACTGCATCTACAATCTTTGATTATAATGTTGATGCTTATTTACAAACTAATGCACCTGGTGGAGAAACAAGACAATCTTTACAAAGAGGTTTAATTACCAAAGTTAAGAATGCTTCTAACTACATCGCAACTGAAGGTAGGGTTGGTTACGCATCTTTCATTGTAACTAACGGTACATTAGCAACTGTTTTAACAGAAGGTGTTAATTACGAATTGAACAAAGAAAGCGGTTCTCAATCAGCACCCGGACAATTATATCCTATGGGTAAAGTTGCAGGTTTGACTGTATATGTTGACCCTTACATGTTATATAATGATAACAGAATCTTGATTGGTAGAAAAAACAACCCTGACCAACCTGGTGTCGTTTTCGTTCCATACCTTATGGCACAAAGCATCAAGTTGATTTCAGAAGCTACATTTGCTCCAAGAATGTTATTGCGCTCTCGTTATGCAGTGACAGAAGTTGGATTTTTCCCTCAAAAGCAATATATGACTATTTTAGTTAAAGATACTAATAATAACTTAGCTTAATCGTCAAATATTTGATAATCAATAAAAAAAGCCCCTATATGGGGCTTTTTTTATTTAAAATTTTTCAATTTAAATAAAAAAAATGAATTGAAAAATTGTATTATTATAATAATTTAAAAATTTTATTTAAAATATAATTTCTTTTAAAAGTTATATTTTTTATTTAGATAATAACCAAAATTGTAGTATATAAAAAACTTTATAATCAAACAATTATGCTTTTAACATTTTACAAAACTTTTAATATTTTTTTCGTATAATTAGATAAATAATATTATAAATGAATAAAGACAGATTAGATAAAATTCAAGAAATATTAGGAGGAGCTTCTTCACAGAGATTAAGAGAAAGTTTTTTTGAAAAGAAATACAATTCTTTGCATTTGGATATAATAGATTATTGTAAAGATATTTCAGAATTGAAATATCCACAAAAATTATGGCATTATGTTAATGAAATACCAACATATAATTTATGTAAAACATGTAATATAAATAGAACTAAATTTTTAAGGAATTGGTTAGATGGTTATAGACCATATTGCTCATATAAATGCAGTGCTACCAACCAAGACACAAAAGATAAAAGAGAAGATACATGTAATGAAATATATGGAGTATCAAATGTTGCTAAATTAGAAAGCACACAAATAAAAAAGGGTATTACAAATGATGAAATATATGGTTTTAAATGCTCATTCCAAAATACTGATGTGAGAAAAAAGTGGTCAGATAATTTATTAAAAAATAGAGGAATTGACCATATTTCAAAAGATGAAAATATAAAAAAAATAAAAGAAGATAGATGTTTTGAAAAAAATGGTATAAAATATTTATTATCATCAAAAGAATTTAGAGAAGAAATAAAAATAAATAATAAATTAAAAACAGGATTTGAATATATTCAACAGACGAATGATTACAAAAATATAAACAATATAAAGATGTTCAACAAATATGAAGAATACTTCATAGATAGTGACTATTATATAAAAGATTATAAAAACTCAAATTTTGTTTTTTTACACAAACAATGTAATAAAAATTTTACAATAACACTTAATAGATTGTTATCAAGAATAGATATTGAGGTATGTCTTTGTACAGAATGTTATCCAATATCAGACCAAAAATCAATAAAGGAAAAGGAATTAACTAATTGGATAGAATCTTTGAATATAGAACAATTAACTAATAGGTCTATTTTAGAAGGAAAAGAATTAGATATTTATATACATAAACATAATTTAGCAATTGAATTTAATGGCTTATATTGGCATTCAGAAAATTTCAGAGATAAAAATTATCATTTAGATAAATCATTACAATGTCAAGAAAAAGATATACATTTGATGCATATATGGGAAGATGAATGGGTATATAAACAAGAAATAGTTAAATCAATTATTCTTAACAAACTTAATAAGATAGAAAATAAAATATTTGCTAGGAAATGTGTAGTAAAAGAAGTTAAAGATAGTAAATTAGTTAGACAATTTTTAGATACTAATCATATACAAGGATATAGCCAATCAAGTATTAAATTAGGTTTATATTATAATGATAAATTGGTTAGTTTAATGACTTTTGGATATAGACATACTAATAGAAAAAAAGAATTTGAACTAATTCGGTTCTGCAATCGTTTAAATACTAATGTTATTGGTGCATCGAGCAAGTTATTTAAATATTTCTTAAATAACTATTCTAAAAATAATATATTAAGTTATTCAGATTTTAGACTATTTGATGGTAAAATGTATGAAACTCTTGGTTTTGAAAAAATACATTTAAGTAAGCCTGATTATTTTTGGTGTAAAAATTTAGAAAGAAAACACAGATTTACCTTTAATAAACAAAAATTGATAAAAGATGGTTATGACCCAAATAAAACAGAAGTAGAGATAATGCACGAAAGAGGTTATAGTAGAATATGGGGATGTGGACAAGTTAGATGGGAATATAAAAGATAAAATTAATATTAATGAATAAAGATAGATTAGATAAAATTCAAGAAATTTTAGGAGGAGCTTCTTCGCAGAGATTAAGAGAAAGTTTTTTCAAAAACAAATATTTAGAATTATATACACAAATTGATGATTTTTGTAAAAATATACCAAATATTAAGATATATCCACAAAAATTGTGGTATTTTGTTAATGATAAACAAACTGAATTTTTATGTAAAACATGTAATATAAACCCTACAACCTTTAATAAAAATTGGTTAGATGGCTATAGACCATATTGCTCATATAAATGTAGTGCGACTAACCAAGAAACAAAAGATAAAAGAGAAGATACATGCAAAGAAAGATATGATGTTACAAATGTTGCAAAATTAGAAAACTCAAAAGAAAAACAAGAAACTACAAATATAATTAGATATAACACAAAATCATCATTTCAAAACTCTGATGTTAGAGCAAAATATAGAAAAAATTACAAAGAAAAAACAGGATACGAACACCCGTTTCAAAATGAAGAATTAAAAAGTGACTTTAAATTAAAAAGTGATAAAACTAAAAATGAAAAATATGGCAATACTAACATATTTAAAACATCACATTTTAAAGAAATTAGTAAAAACACACGAGAAAAATCAACATTTGGTAAATATCAACTACTTATAAATAATAACGAATATGAATTATTATCATATTTAGATTTATCATTTAAATTGAAACATTATAAATGTGGAGAAATTTGTGACATAACATTACACCAATTATATGATAGACATTTAATAAATAATCCATTATGTTTATATTGCTACCCAATAGCAGAAAATGATTCAATTCCTGAAAAAGAAATAATGAATTTTGTTTTAGAATTAGGATTTGATGATGCAATAAAAGATAAAACAATATTAGAAGGAAAAGAATTAGACATCTATATACCTTCTATGAATTTAGCAATTGAGCATAACGGTTTATATCACCATAATGAAAAAAATAAAGATAGAAATTACCATTTAAATAAAAGCGAATGTTGTCGCAACAAAGGAATACACCTATTACACATTTGGGGTGATGAATGGTTCAATAAAAAAGAAATAGTAAAATCTATAATAAAAAACCAATTAAATAAATCAGACATTAAAATATATGCTAGGAAATGTAGTATTGGAGCAATAAAGGATAATAAAATAGTTAAGAATTTTTTAAATGAAAATCATATACAAGGATTTACTCAATCTTCTATTAAAATAGGATTATATTATAATGATGAATTAGTATCACTTATGTGCTTTGGTTCTAATAATAGGAATGGGAATCGTTTAGAACTATTAAGATTTTGTAATAAATTGAATACTAATATCGTAGGAAGTGGTAGTAAATTATTTAAACATTTTTTAAATAATTTTAATTATGATAATATAATTAGTTTTTCTGATATACGTTTATATGATGGAAATCTATATAAACAACTTGGTTTTGTTATAACAAATATTAACAAACCTGATTATTATTGGACAAAAGATATGAGTAGATTACACAAATCTAATTTTACTAAGAAAAAATTGGAAAAAAATGGTTATGATACAATCAACAAAACAGAAAATGAGATAATGTACGAAAGAGGATATAGCAAAATATTTAATTGTGGGCAAGTAAGATGGGAATATAAAAGATAAAAATTAATATATACTATATGAAAAATATACAAAATTACGAAGAATTTATTAATGAAAGTGTTAATAATTTTAAATTATCAGAAGACGAAGTAAGATATCTATGGAGTAAAATAGAACTTTTGAAAAAAAGAAAGGCAAGTGATACAAAGAATGATTTATATCAATTATTAAATAGTGATAAAACAACATTTTCTAATGAAGAATTTATTAAAATATTAAATAGTTTAGAATACAGTTTCAAAAAGAAATTAAAAGATGGTACAATAACAACAGAGTTTGGAAAATCTATACATAATAAATTACCCGATGATTGGTTAGGTATTAAATATTCTAATATAGATAGCAAAAAGAAAAGAGATGACAAATCAAAAGAAAAGGATACTGAATAGTATCCTTTTTACATTTCTATTATATTACTTACAATATTTTTTTGTAGTAAATAAACTTTATCAAAAACATTTTTATCTAAATTACTATCATGATGAATAATAAATATATTAATTTTATAAGTTTTTGCAAAATCTTTTAATAACAAAAGAACATCTTCAATACCTTCTATATCAATAGAAGCAAATATTTCATCCAAGAATAATACATTGATATGTTTTTTCTTTCTTATCAATTTAAGATAAGCTACCATTATTGCTAGATTAACTTTTTTAGTTTCACCCGTTGATAAAGTATCCCAATCAATTTCCTCATTTCTATTTTCTATATTAGCATCAAAATTTTCATCTAAATGGATATTAAAATCCAAACCTAATAAATCAACATTCTCTTTAATATAAATATTTAAAGGTTTAATTATTCTTCTTATTATATCTTTTTTAATATCATCATTAGAAAACAATCTAATCATTTTATCATATATATCTTCTTCTTTTTTAATTTCAGAAAGCTTATCTACTATAACAGCTTCTTCTTTTTCAATATTTTCTACACTTTTTAATAAATCATCTATATTAATATTAGAATTATCAAAACTGATATTATCTATTTCACTTTTTAATGATTTTAGATAATAACTCATATCACTAAAAGTTTCATCAGTAATAGATATTAAATCATTAACTTTATTAATATTATCATCTATTTCTTTTTTATTTGATAACAATTCTACTTGAAGATTTTTTAGAGAAATTAACTTATCATTATAATCCAATTTAAATGTATCATAGAACACATCAGATAAATCATTTTTACATGTTGGACATTTATCATTATTAAATAATTCCAATTTTTCTTCTGTGGTTTTAATATTATGCTTTAATTCTATTAAGCTATTTTTAATTTTATCTAATTCTAATATATGTAAATCCTTAGTAGCAATTAAAGATAATCTTTCATCTTTTATTTTAATATATTCAATTTTTTTAGAATTAAATAAAACTATATTTTCTTCTTTTTTATTTTTATTATATTCATTATTATTATTTTGTATATTATCAATACTTTTTTTAAATTCTTTTAATGATTTTTCATATGCTAATATTTCAGAATTAAAAAGAGATATATCTTTTGTATATAATTTCTTTTTATCTTTTAGTATTTTATTAATATCATTAATCATATCCATGTTAAACAATTTATCTAAAAGAAGACGTTTTTCTTCGGGTCTTAAAGAAGCGAAGTTCTTAAAGTCATTAACACTCATTGATATAAAAGAAGACCATGTATCATATTCAAAAGGAAGATATGTATTTATTTTATCTTGAATATTAGATTTACCTTTGGTTTCATATAAAACATTATCAATTTTTAATGTGAGACTATCAGGAGAAACCTTTCTATTAATATTAATGTCTGTATTATCAATATTATATTCAATTTCAACTTCTAAATTTTTATTAATTCTATTAGGTAATTTAGAATTAGTTATTTTAGAACCATTATTTTTAATAAAACCATATAGTGCAAAATCCAAACTTTTTAAAACTGATGTTTTACCCTCACCATTTTTACCCAACATCAATATTAAATTGCCATTTTCTGTATCAAATATTAACTCATTTGTATTATTACCAAAACTTCTAAAATTTCTTATTTTTAATCTTTTTAATATCATAACATTTATATAAAGTTGATAAAAATAAGTTTTAATAAATAAAATATTTTAAATCTATAAATGAATATTTAAGCGATAACAAAAATACATATGTCCAATTTATTTCTAAATCTATTATAAAAGAATTAAAATCAAAAGGTTATGATATTTATAATGATAAAATATCTGTATATAATTCTGCATATTTTGGATTTAGTGTTGATATAGGAGATAAAGATAGTAAATTTATTAATAAAAAAATTATGAAAATTTTAAAAAATTATGAAGTTAAACTTTTAGAAAAAGATGGTTTAATTTTAGTTGTGTCATCAGAAGATTACAACACAGCAATTAGATACAATTTATATTTTAAAGAAGCTAAAATAAAAAGAATTAAACCATTAAAATATGTTTATCACCAAACAAAAAAAGAAAATATTGATGATATATTATCAAATGGTTTAATACCTTTTGATTCACGGAATTGGGATAATGAAGACAAATCTTTGAAATATCCACCTTCTATATTTGCTATTAATACAGAAATTTTATTATCACCTTTCTATAAGGAAGGTGATTACATCACAGTGAAAATAGACACCACAAAAATAAAAAATAAATGGTGGAAAGATTTGAACATACCAAATGGAAAATTTATTATGACATTTGAACCTATGCCACCATCAGCAATTAGTAATATTTAATATTTTCTATATTAATATTTTTATCATCAAAAATAACATAATTATAGCCACCGTATCCTTTTTCATGTGAAAAAGGATTACTAGGCATTTTATATTTTAAACCATCTATACCACATTTTAATAAAAACAAACTTGTTTGTTTTTTAGCTGTATTATAACCATAATCAAATTGTTGTTCTATAGATAATTTATTATAAAAATATTCCCAAAGAGTTTTCAATGTTTCAAAACCATTTTTAAACATTGATATATCAATATCCATATTTTCACCATTTAAACCTTTTTGTATTTTTACAATTTGAGCATCTGTTAATGGTTTATCAAATATTAAATAATCATAATTTTCGGGTGTTTTACCTTTGTGTAATTTTACATGATAAACATAACTATTATCTTTTTCAGATGCATAAATTTTAGCAACATCTTCACTATCAGTGAAATAAATTCCCCAACCATATGTATCTTGACCACTATTTCTACTTAATTTATTAATATCAAATTTATCAAAACGATTACCACTGCCATGATAAAGATTAATCTCTTCAAATGTTTTTAAATATTTCATAATCTATATATTAAATTCTTTAAATATATCTTCTTTATTAGGTAATATAGAATCTATATCTTTACAAACATCTTCATAAAATGGTAAAGATATTGCATCTTCCGCACCCCATAAATTTAAAAAATCTTCTTCTAATTCTAATATATATGTACCATTTGGATGGATATAATACATCCCTTGAAACGAAAAATGATATAATGTTATTGATATAGATATTGGAACACCACCATTCATAGGTTCTAAATAATCTATTATAGATGTTTTTAATTCTATTATATTCTCATTCATAAATTTTTAATTCTATTTTCTATATTTTCACAATATTCTTTACTTATTTCGGTCGCAACCCATTGTCTATTATTCTTTATACAAACTTCAATATCAACACCACTACCCGCAAATGGTATATAAACTAAATCATTATCATTAGTATGTTTTAATATAATCTCTTCCATTAGTTTATATGGCTTTTCTGTTGGATGTATGCGACTTTTACCTGATATACTATACTCGTATATACCCTTGTCATAAGATGCGTTAAAAGGTGCTTTAAACCATTGTTTTAGATAACTTGTATTCTTTGCACCATATACGAAATATTCCTTAGCATTTGGAAGATATGAATTATTACTTGCTATTGGTGGAGAATTTTTCTTTAGCCATTCTACTAACCTAATCTGTTTAAATTTATTCTGTTCTAAACATTCTTTCACATAGGAAACTTTCCAAACATCATACCAAATGATTAAAGAACCACCTCTTTTAAGTATTCTTTTAAATTCTTTTATACAATCATAAATAATTTCTTCACCCTTATCCCATTCTTCGTTTAAAAGTCTATATTTAGAACTATTTTCTTCTGATATTAAATAAGGAGGGTCAGCCATTATAAATTGAATAGAATTATCATTTAATGTTTTCATAAATTCTAAACAATCTTGATTAAATAACATATAAGTAAATAATATTTTGTTTATATATTAAAAACTATTACATTTGTACTTATATGAATAATGAAATAAAGTTAAAAAGATTATCTAATAAAAAGTTAAATATAAAATATGAATTGCCTATTATATTTTATGATAACAATGATAGTATCATTTATCGTGATATATATAGCTTAGATGGCGTTGTAGAAATTTATAAAGGTAATTTATTTACTAAAAAAGACAATTTATATGAATTGACTAATAAAACAGTAAATAGAATTAGGATAAGAATATCTCAAAAATATTCTATACAAAAGTTATTTATTAGTGTAAAAAAAGACATGATAGAACATTTATTCGAAAATGAAAAAATTGAAATTTTAACACCATTAGATATTGAAATAAAAGGTCATGATGTTTTACAAAAAGTTAGAAAAATTAAAATTGATAAAATATGGGAGTAGAAGAAATAAAATCTAAAATAACCGATTTAGTATCAGGTGATAAAAAAGGAGAAGTTAGTTCTTTATTAAAAGAATTAATTAATTATACTAAAAAAGAAACCCTTTTTGAAATAAAAAAAGGAATGAATTCTATTATTAATAATATAGAAAAAGATTTAGAATAAAAAAATCCCCTATAAGAGGGGATTTTTTATTTATTAATTATTTAACGTTTTAATATGACGATTTTATTCTCCATTTTGATGTTGCAACATTCCAAATAAACTCAACACTTAATTTGTCTGTATTTACCGTAGTTGTTAGTAAAGCAATAGTTGAAGCTTCAAAACTCCCACCCCAAGAAATTGCTCTAGAATCAGTCCCTGTAATATCAATACATAGTTTTTGACCCCTTACAGGAGTACCCGTTAAGTTTGTTGTAAAACTTGTAATATCTTCAGCTTGTGCTGTTATTTCAAAATAATCTACCAAATCGGTATTTATTGAAGGTGTCGCACTACTTTCAATACTAACAGGTATCTTAAATCTCTCGGTTATTTTATCATTCACGTATTTTTTATGCGGAATCATAAGCGGCCAACCTGCTCCATAAAGTTCATCATCAGCATCTGTAGAATTATATAAAATATAGTAAGGAGAATCTACTATTATAGGAGCATTTTCAGTAGTTAAAAAAATAGGTCCATCATTAACTGTTATAGAAGTTGGATTACCTGATGTTAAAGTAATTCCAGAAGATGTATTAACACTAAAAACATTCGAATCAATATTTAATACATTAACATCAACAATTTCTAAATTACCTGAATTACCTGAAATAGAAACAGGATAAAATGAGTGAGCAATTCTCCATTTAACTCCATCACAATAAAAATAAGTTTTCGATACTTTACCTACACTTCCTACTGCATATAATGTTTTATGCAATGAACCATACTCAGCGGTTTTTTTATTAATATTAATTGTTAAACCTAAACTATCAACAACAACAAACCATTTACCACTATTACCAATAACATCGGGCAAAATAATTGATAGTTCATCAGAACCATTATAAGATGATGTATAATACTTACTTGCAGATGCTTGATAAAAAGCAAGATTGTCATATGATGTTACATCAGATGCTGTTATATTAATAGTTTGTGTTGTAGTATTTGATAATAATGTATTATCTGTTACTAATGCCCAACCACCACTTGTCAATAAATATATTTCTTGGTTTAATTTATCAACACATAAAGAACCATTTGGTATATCAACACCATTATCCAAAACTGTTGTTTCGGGCACTCCATATTCTTGATAAATTACAAGACTTTGGTCAATTTCATTAATCAATTTTAACATAATTAATTGTTTTATTTATACTATATATAAATATTTTTACAAAAAAAATGATTTTATAATATTAATTTTTCTTTAAGGTTTGGGATATTGGGAAATAATTGATTTTCCATAAAATTTAATAATATTTGTTTATCACCACTATAAGTATCGTATATAAATTGTATAAGCTCTGTTGATTTTTTCAAATAACCTTTATTTAGAGAATTTTTAAAAATTCTTTTCTTTAAGTTATCTGTTCTATCGCATAATTTTATTGTTAGTATATCATTAATAAAACTTGCTGTTTTCCCTATTAAACTATTTTTTAATTTTAGATATGTATCTTCATCATTTTCATTTGTCAAATCCTTTACTAATAATAGAGCATATGGTGATAATATTTTACTCATATCTTTTATGTCACCGCCTCTTTCAAGAAAATCATGATAAACAGCAGCACTATAAATATCTTTATTGTCTTTAATGAGTTTAGTTAATTCAGCAACTCTTTTGCTATGTTTCAATTTTTTAGTAGGTAAAACCTTTTTAGCATGTTTCATTTCTTTTGTATCAAGATATTCATTAATAAAATTTTCAAAGGGAATAATATATTTCATAATTTTTTATTTAAATTGTTGTTATTTGTATTATTATGGGCGATGTATATTTTAATTGTATATTATATTGTATATTATTAAATATAAATTGTTTAGTAATGCCAACATCTGTTACAAGATTCCATTCTAATGTGGAGTTATTGCCAATACCATTTGTATCAAATCTAAAAAAGTTATTTAAATTTTCAATCTCAATGATAACTCCATCATTAAATAGAATATAACCAAATTTATCTAATATACCGAAGCCACTTGTAGAATCTATAAATCCACTACTGTTTGATAATCCACTTGTTGAGCTGTTGAATGTTGCATCAAAGGTAGATACATTTGAAGGTATTGTGATATATTTATTTGGTTCTATTGTACCACTTGTTGGTAATGGGGATTCAAATGTTATAGTGTCTGTTGCGACCAAAATTGTAATATTAGCATCAAATGAAACATTTGGATTTTTTAATACCATTGATGGTATTTTTTTATTAGTAGTTCCGCTTAATAGCATCATAGTATTAATCTGTCTAACTTCAGATAAATTTGTATCAAATACATATTCTATGTAAGGTGTTTCGCTATTGTTTAAAAATGGCGTGAATGATGATATAGATTTTTTTGGTAAATATTGAATTTTAATAAAAAGAAATTTTACTTGTGAGCTAATGTTATAAGGTATAGAATTAGAAGTTCCTGCGGGAAGATATAATTGTGTAGTATTATATTGTGT